ACCCAAAAGTAGATAAGAAAGTATCAACAGCAGTAAGAATATATTATGTTATTGCTAGAGAACTATTAGAGAAGAATGATAAATATCCATTTGATGAAATACCAATAATTCCATTCCAATGGGATCCAATTCCACAGAGTCCTTATGGTATTCCATTACTAAGAGGATTAGTAGTACCACAAAGAGTAGCAAACTTAATAGAAAGTGCAATTAACAATATAGCTATGTTAAATGCTATACCAACTTATTTAGTATCAACTGAATCAGGTATTGATATAGATGAATTTGCAAAATTAAGCCAAGCTCCTGGTATTATATGGGAAGTAAATGGAGATGTAGCAAAAGCAGTTAAGAGATTAAATGATGCAGAAGTAAACGAAGCTATGGTTGCAATCAAAGAAAGTTTCGTAGGTAATATTAAAGAATATGCAGGTGTTAATTCACCATATCAAGGAAATGTAGGAACAGCAGGTTCTACATCATCAGGAACTATGGAAGCTATAAACAGAGCAACAATCATAGATAATAATCCATTGAAACAAATAGAAGTATTTGTAGAAAAACTATCAAGAATGTTAGTTAAGTTTATGACTAGATACTATAAAGGAGAACATATTTATATAAGAGACACAGAAAAAGATATAAACAAACTATCAGATAGAGATTTTACAGAAATAGAAATGAAAGAAGAATTTTCAGCATTAAATTATGATTTCACAGTTGATTTAGCTAGTAGAAACAAAAATGATAAGAATAGACAATTCAATTTAATGAAAGAATTATATCAATTACAAAACCAATATAAAGACCCTACTAAAGTTATTAATATAACAGATGTAGTAAAAGCAGCTAACTTAGATAACTATAATGAAATGTTCAAGAGATTTAGTGATATGAGTGAAGAAGCTTACAATGAAAAAGCTAACTTAATTGTTCAATTAATGCAGATAGGACAAACAATGACACCAAATGGAACACCATTAATATCAGCAGAACAATTACAAGAAGGTATAATAGATGTACTTGATGATAATGGAGACTTATCAACAGCATCAGGAATAATACAAACTTATGAAGAATACCAAACAGCAATAGCAGAATTACAAAATCAAGCTTATAATAATGAGCAAGATATGATGATAGCAAATTTACAAAATAATGTTGCAAATCAACAATAAATATGCTATACTTTAGTTGTGTATAGGATCACCCCTATACAATATACAATTCCATTCTGATGCTTTTAATGTATCAAATAAAAAGTGCCGAAAGGCATTTTTTATATTTTGTTGACTTTTTAAATTTTTTGTAGTATAATTACATTAGAGACATAATACAGCTCCCATAGTGTTTTAAGTCCGACCACTAGGACACCTAATAAGGTACAAAAATAAGTGTGAGAAAGGAGACATAATATGGATAAGGTATTAGATGATGTTTTAGACTCTGTGCAAAGTGAGACAACTGAAACATCAACAAGTGAGAATCAAAATGATCAAGGTTCTTACGAAGGTTCAGAACTAGATTTAGACTTTAGTGATTTTGAAGAAAATAGTGAAGAGACTTCTTCTAGTCAAGAAGATGAAGAAGAAACTCAAACTGATGATTCTTCAGAAGTAACTAAGAACTTTGCAACTAGTACTGAAAACAATGCTTTTGCATCAATGAGAGTTCAAAACAAAGAACTGCAAAAAACAGTTGATGAACTTGATTTAATAGCAAAAGGTGTAGGTCTATCAGGGTACCAAGAATTTTTAGAAAAAGCAAAAGAAAACTCTGTTGCTAAACAAGCTAAAGATGAAGGTATTTCAGTAGAACTTGCAAAAAAACTTAATACTATTGATGAAAAATTAGAAGCTATTGATAAGAGAGAACAAGCTGCTGCTTATGAAGCAAAACAAGCTAAATTAGCAGGAACTTTAAATACTTTTATCAAGAGTAATAATCTAAATAATTCAATAGTAAACAAACTAAGTGATGATCTTGCAAAAGATGGTTTCACAATAGAACAACTAATGGATATGCCTGAAACAGCTTTAAATAAGTTATTTGGTGCATATACAAATGTTAATGTTCAGAAAAACCTCGATAAAAAGAGTAGCATTACTCAAGAAATGCCAGTAAACCAAGCTTCTAAAATTGATGGTGATACCATTAATAAACAATTAGATGATCTTGTAAAAGAGATAATGGGAAGAAATTAAAAAAATAAAAAAAATAAGGAGATGATTTTATGTCAAGTTTAAATACTTTAACAAGTATTCGTACAGCTACACCAGGTTTAGCTAACGATAAAATTGATAATAACATATTATTAAGAGCTTTAAGTTATGGAATTGAAGATAAAATACTTTACAAACTTGGTAAAAAACAAGATGTAAAGAGAAATGCAGGTACTAACAAAGTTCAATGGAGAGGTTACAAACCATTACCAGTTGCTAGTGATAGACATGTAATTACTGAAGGTGTAAACCCAGCAGGAATGAAAGTTGGAGCTAGAACTGTTGAAGGTACTGTAGCAGTATATGGAGCATATATTGAAGTTACAAGACAAACAGAATCTTATAACTTAGATAAATTATTAGTAGAATATTTACCACTAATAACTGACCATGCTACTGAAACATTAGAGTTAATTACTCGTGATGCTATTGAAGAAGATGGTGGTGTTTATTATGTAGTACCATCAGGTACATCTACTCCATCTGATAATACAATAACAGCTACAAATATACTAACTTTAGACATTTGTCGTATAGTTGCAAATCAAATGAAAGTTTCTCGTAGAAAAGGTCATGAATCTACAGGAAGAAGTCGTTATGTAGTAGTTACAGCTACTGAAGGAATGGCTGACTTATTAGATGACCAACATTTATTACAAAGAGTTATGGTTCCTGGTAACACTAATAAACCAGTAATGGATAATGGATTAGAAAGCTTTGATGTTTATAATCTAAGATTCATGGAATATGTATATCCAGTAATCACAACTAATGGTAGTGGTGTTGATATTTACCATACTTATGTATTTGGTGAAGGTGCTTATGCAGTTATGAAACTTGCTTCAGCTGGAATCGAATTAAAGAGATTTGGATTTGAAGCAAAAACTGGTGATAACCTAGGACAAATTGCTTCATTAGGATGGATAACAATGGGATATGGTGCACAAGTACTTGACTCAGTTGCTTGTACAGTAATTCACCATGCAGTATCTAACCCATTAAGCAGACCAACTGATATTTATGCTTCTCAAGATGAACCAAGTGCCTAATAATTAAAAAATAGGATAGGAGGTTAGTTTATGAGCAAAGAAAATGCTACAACTAATAAGAGTGTTTTTAAAGATACTAAGACACCTGATAAAGTATTAGATGATAATTCTTTAAAGGAAAAAGTTAGTATCACCAAAGCAAAAAGAGTTCCTTTTAAATGTGATGTTGCTTATAGTGCTTATTATCCAAATGGTTTTGAATCAACATATCAAGGAATACAAATTCTATTGATATTTGATGGAAGAACTGTTGAATTACCTGAAGCTATCATTCAATATGTAAAAGAAAAAATTGAAAAGAAAGTTTTAAGTGAAATGGAGAAAAGAAAAAGAAACAGTAACATACAAGGGGCACAAACTTGCTTAGGAAACTATATAGCATAAAAGGACTAGACAATAGTCCTTTTTTATTTACTTATTTGCAAAAATATGATATACTATAAGTGATTAATAATAAATGAGTAAGGAGGTAAAATATGACTCTAAGACAAGTAATAGATAACTCTCAATATATAACAGATGAAGATATTGAAACAGCAAATTTAGTAGGGATGGCTAACAATGGATTAGCTGAAGTTAATGGTAAATTAAAAACAAATTTACCTTTATGTACTGCTGACAACTTAACTGAAGATTATTGGGCATTAAAAGGCACTTGGTTTCTAAGATTAATGGAACCTTATGTCTCTTTTGCTATAATGGCAAATGATGGTGATGTTGTAAGACAAGAACATTATCAAAGATTTTTAGATGCTTTAAACGACTTTAAAAACAACGGATTAGGAGATATAGCTGATGTTTACCCTGAAGGTGATGAACATGCAGGTGAACCAACAGGATTTGAAGGAAGATCAGGTAGAAAAGCTATAGTTGAAGCATCTGAAAGATATATATGGTGGTGATAATATATGGCTTTAAGACAAAAACTAAAAGGAAATCAGAATAATCCTAGTCTATCAAAAACTTATGATGTCTTAATTAATTTCAATAGAGGTATTGATAGAAGTACTGCTGATGATGTAGCAGATGATAGTTCTTTTAGAAAACTAACAAACTTTTGGAACGAGAAAGAAGGTATTCTTACAAAGAGACCTGGATTATATAATACAAACTTTACTACTATGATAAGTGCTATTTGGAATAGTTGGGTACAAGATGAGGGTTATTCTTTTTGTGGTAAAACAGTAACTTCTGATGTTATACCTTATGGAAAATTTGAAACAAATCTTAACTTATTAAATAGTATTTTTTGTAATCTGTATGAACATAGTAATCATATAACTGACTTTATTAGTCAAACATTTAAACCAACAGATTTACTATTATTTCAAATATTAAAAGATGATAATTTCCATACATTATTGGAGAATTATGATTTTTCAGCAGGTGCAACAAACACATTAGGGGAAAATGGATTACCAGATTATTTTGAATTAAATGCCACAATTATTGTAGGTGGTACATTAAGTGGACATGATTCTGGAGTAAATCCACCTGATGGCATGGATTTAACTTACGAGTGTGATAAAGGTATCTATATATGGAAGATACACATGCATGGTTCTAAAAGTGAACAAAACATTATTATGGATATTGATAATGTAGGATGTCTTGATAACAATGGACTTATAAATTTTGATGATAGTCATGTTGTAGTATTTTGGAAATACGGATTAGATTTCAAGAAACCAATGCATACAGCAAGTTATAATGGTTATACTTATATAGCTACAGGAACAGATTATCTTATAAAAATTATGGATGAATTTCCTGATAGTGTAACATATACATATCCTATGAATACAGAATATTTAGATTTTGAAAAAACATCACAAACAGAAATAATAACACAAATAGGTGGTATGACTAATAATACTGATATAGAAACTATATATAAACCCACACCTGTTGAAGTAGAAAATATAGGATTTAATATATTAGCTAGTGATCCTTTAACTTATGTTAATACAGGAACAGGGAGCACAGATAATATAAAAGGTGTATTCTATTCTGTAACAAAAAATGGAGTACAAGAACCTATTGCAAATATTCCACCAAATGCTGCATTTAGTATAACTGTATTAGGTACAGGTACTGGAACTCTTGGAATCAAATATAGAAGAGATGATGGAGATACTGATACAACTACAAATCCTTTTAAGGATTTACCAGGTTCATTTAGTAGTAATGTTTTTTCTTGTACTGGATTAAATTATGAAGGTAAAATTGAAATAAAAGTAACAAGAGGAAACTCAGAGTTTAGAAGTTTTGTATCAACAGGTTCTGCATATAACCAAGAAACAGGATTAGTACAAGATATTAAAAAATTAGTATTCTCTTCAACAAACATAAAAGTAATAGGAAATCAATTAGTATTATTTGGAGGACACGGTTATATATTCTTTAGTGAATACGATAATTTCAAATATTTTCCTAATTATTTCTTCTTATATATAACTAATGAAGCAGGTGAAGAAGAAGTAACAAATATAAAATATTTTAGACAATATTATGCTGTATTTACTAATAAACGAATTAAGAGAATGACAGGTACATTTGGTTCTAATAATTTTGGTATTTATCCACTTAATGATTTCGTTGGATGCCCTAATGGAGATACAATACAACAAGTTAATAATAATTTACTATTCTTAAACATAGATGGTTTATATAGACTTAAACAGGGCTATATAGGAGAAGGTACTGAAAATGTAGAAAAGATGGATGACATATTAGGTAATGAGTTAAGTTCTAATAATGTTGCTCAAGCATTTGTATTAGGTAACTTTTATATAATGGTTAGAAATGATAAGAATAGTTTGACTATATATGATTTCTCAAAAGATGCTTTCTTTGAATTTGATTTAGAAGAAATAAAAGAAACAATAGAATATAATCCTAATTTTGACCCAGACTTAAATATGGAAGGAAATCTTAGAATACCAACAAGTTTTGAATATGATGAAAATAATAGAGCTTATGGATTATGTTTTCAAAATTTAATATTTGATGAACATGGTTCTTCTGTATATATTCCTGAATATTTATATGAATATACTTATTTTAATATACTTTCTAAGTATGGAGTAAGTGTTAATAAAGCAGGAACACTAATAAGATGTTTAAGATTATCTGATTTAAATTTTATATCTGAAGAGTTTAGACATAAGGATGGTATAGGTTTTATCTCAGAATTAGAAACACCTAAATTAAATATGGGAGCACCAACAAATACTAAAAAGTTTAAAGAAATATACATAAAAATGATAAATGAGAATAATGAGGCAATCCCATTATATATAACTATTTATATAGATGATGTTGCTTATGTTTCTCCTGAGGATTATGAAGTAAGGTATGATAACGATACTAACACATATTATTATATTTATAAACAAGATTCAAATGTATCATTATTAGAAGGTGCAGA